AATAGCATATATTAGTATTGTATATTATAAAGATATCACTTCAAATATAATCACTTTGTCAATGCCTACTGGTACGGGTGAATTTATTAGGATTGAAGATGGTGTTTATACCAATTTTAATATCTCTAGAGATGTTACTTCATTAGAAATACACTTTAAAGAACCTATAAATGATTTAACTATAAAAGGTGTAATTTTTGGTGATTTACTTGAAGCGCCTTCACTTTCTATCAATTCACTAGATGGCACTTATGATTCACATACTACAACTGGAAATGTTTCCCAACCGTTATAAAGGAGTTAAATCATGAATCCCGAAGAATTTAAAGAAGAATTTTTTAAAAATTATCGTGGGCGTTACTCTTCTTATTGGATTGAACGCTGGGGACTTATCCCCGAATTGCCGACAAGCTTTGATAATGCCAATTCTATTTATGAATTAATTGCATGGCTTCAACGAGCCTTTAAACAATTATTAGATGATTTTGTGGCACTTGAAAGCGAGTTCGAAGACTTTAAAAATGCTATTACAGAATTGCTTGAAAACCTTGTCCCGTTTTTAATTAAGCGATACATGGCAAGTGAAGAAGCTGATAACTGGTTCAATGATAAAGCGACAAAATATTATAATCGTGTTATCAAGCCTTATATTGATGAACAAATAAAACTTTTAAAAGAAAAAGTTAAGCATGATTTACAAGCCCTTGAAAACCGTATTAATGAAAAATTTGAAACGGAAAAACAAGAGCGAATCCAAGAAATCAACAATCTTAAAGAAAAGTTGGAACAAGAAAAACAAGCAAGACAAAAGGATAAAGAAGACCTTACAAAACAAATCCAAGACCAAGCCAACAAAAACAACGATTTAAAAGATACGTTGACAAAGATTATTTCAAACCTTGAAAATTCTGGTGCGTGGTCTGGTGGTCTTAAAGGTAACTTTAAAGACGGGCGCAACCTTGCGACTGGTAACATTAATATTTTTGGTGGCACACCAGACGGGGAAAGCTTTATCCGTACAAATAGCGGACAATCTGAAAATGACTTGGCGGGTGGTATTTAATGGCTTTAGAATTAAGATTTTCAACAAGCACAAATGCCAACATAGAAAATTTTGGAACGGGTGTTCCCGCTTGGACGGAAGCTTATGCGAACGCTTGGCACTTTTCAAGGTCTGATACTGATTACGGTTATATGACTAACGGAAACACTACTTACATTCAATATGGGCATAATGACCCGTCAATCTGGGCAAGTATGCGTTTTTGGGGGCAATCCGTGGAAGTTATCGAACAACGGACAAACCCCGATAATTCTATCACCGCTAAAATAAGGGTAAAGGCTTTATTCTGGTGGTCTAAACGTGTTTCAAATAATGCTGGTTATCGTGTTAACTATGATATAAAAGTAAATGGGAAAACTATTTGGACTTTTAACGGGCTTACAACTGATGAAGTGATTAAGAATACCGAAGCGGTTCAAGAGTTTACTGTTACCGTTTTACCCGAAGAACGCTCTAGTGCTAGTGCGTTAAATATTAACGTTACTTACCCAAATGGTGAATTTGATAACAATAATTTTTATGTGGGTATTTTCCTATATAATAATTTCAAAAAATCCATTAAACCGTGGGCAATCCGTAAAGGTGGAGTGTTTAAAAGCTTGAATCGTGCAAGTGGTTTCTTTAAGCATAGGTCTGGAAGCTGGCAAGACAAAAGCAACCAACCTTTCAATGCTATCAATAAAGAAGGTTCTGCAAACCATAAAATCCGAAAAGCTGGCAAATGGCTAGGACAAGGGAAAATGGGAACTGATTAAAAAACGGGAAGGGTTATCCCTTCCCTTTATTTTAGAGGTAAAAAATGAAAGAAAAAACTAGAATCTGGGTTTATACCAAGTCACCTTTCAAAAATGATTATGCAAATGTTATCAATTTTGAAACGCTGGGTGCTATGGAAGACTTCTTCACAAAACCAAACAAGCATATTGACTTAATTTACAAACGGGACGATTTTCAATATATTGAGCGTAACGGGTCTATTTATGTTTCTGGACGGGTTGAAGAATTTGAAAAAGCGACTTATATGCGCTTTATCAATAACGGGCGAACTTATTACGCTTTTATCTTCGACTGTATCTATCAAAACGAGGGTACAACTGAATTAATTTATGAAATTGATGTCTGGAATACCTACCAGCAAGAACTAAAGGCGGGGCAAGTTATCGGACAGATTGAACAAGAAACCTTGAAAAACTCAATCGAAAATTTAAGGGATAGTGTCCAAGGCTTCCAAGCTGGAACGAAGTTCCCCGCAAAAGCTGGACAAGTAGGCATTAAGACAGAATGGCTTGTAGTAGTTGCTAAACCAACCATAAATCTAACAACCAAGACCAAGCGCCCAAACAATATGACCTTTTCAGGTATGCAAAAATCTTTTAAATATTTCTTTATCCCCGTTGACTTGAAAACGGGTACGACGAAGCCTTTTATTTTATACGGAAAGAAATATCCTTCCTTTTATCTGGCTAACTTATACCGTCATTTATTCGGTCTTAAAGAAAATAGCGGTACAACCGTAAACCAGATTATTAATATGTATCTTTCCCGTGATATCGGAATCAAATACCGTGAGAAAGAAGAAGACGGAAAGAAATATATTGAAATCTTAACCAATATCACCGCAACGGTTCAAGAAATCGGTTCTAAAAATAGTAGAAATTATCGACCAACCAGCGCAAGTGGAAGCGGGGGCGGTAGTTCACTAACCGAAGATAGCGAGGATATTTCAACCGAAGAAAATCGAGTGCGCTTAGTAACAAGGTTGATTAAAAAACTTGTACCAGATGCAACCGCTACGGGTATCGCTGGCATCATCGGGAATTTTTCTGCTGAAAGCAACGTGACCGCTAAGAAATATGAAGCAGATTATGCAACGGGCTACGAATACGATAAAATGGCAGCTCTTCCAACCGCTGAAAACCTTTTAGGAAGCTGGGGCGCTTTTGCTGGTCTATACACCATTTCATTAAATGAAAAAGGGTATAGAGGGTCAGACGGTAACCATTGGATAGGAATGGGAATCGGACAATGGACGGGTCCAAGATGTGAAGCCCTTATCAACTACGCCAAAGAAAAAGGAAAATCGGTTTGGGATTTTAGCCTTCAATTCAATTTCATGAATGAAGAAACCAGGTCAGAAACTTTCCAACGAATCGCAAAATCAAGCGCAAGTGCTGGGGATAATGCAAGCGATTTCATGTATAATTGGGAAGGCGTAGGCTATAAGGAAGCTGAGCGAATCGCTGGGGCTGAAAATTGGCTCTCAACGGTTGAGGACGAATTAAGAAAGGGAAGTTAAACAATGACAGAAGCTAAAAAGACACTTGAAGCGCTAAACGTTATCAAGTCAAAAGTAGGCACAAGCGTAGGTTCTGGTGAATGTTACGGGCTAGTGGCTTTATATTCTGAGTTATTAGGCGGTTGCAATATCGGGGGCGGGATTAACACCCCAAACCCAAACGGAAACGGAAGACAAGCAGACGGAAGCGACCAGCGTAGAGGTATGAGCGCAAGCAATATCGGGGGTGACTATGACTGGGCAAGTTATGGGTGGCAAGTCATTTATGACCCGAGTTTTTCAGATTTAAAAGCTGGGGCAATGATTAACTGGAAACCAACTGCTTCGAATATCTGGGGGCATACGGGTGTTATTTCAAACGTTTCAAGCGGTTCATTTGATGTAATAGACCAAAACTACGATTACGGGCGCTATACAATGGAAAGAACGGGGCTTGAACGTACTGACAACATTGAATCTATTATATACCCGCCCGAGTTAGTTTCTGGGGATATTGTGGGAACTGTTACGGGTGAAACAAGCGGGACTGTTACGGGCAACGGGTCAGTTAACACCAGCGCTTTTGATATGGAAGCTTTACTAATTGAGGTTGACGGGTTCTTTAATTTTCAACCTAATGAATATGAAGTTCCTAACCTTTTGTTACTGGCTTATGAAAGCATACAAGAAAATTTAAGGAACTATAAAAAGAATCCGTCGCTTGATGTGGAATTTCAACTATTAAATAGCGAATTTACTGAAATAGAATTGTACGATATTTACGGAAATTCTTACGCTTATCAGCCCCAATTTTTCCCAAAAGACCTTGACCCCGACCATAAATATAAAATCATTACAACTGGAAGCCTTGGGGATAATAACCAAGTGCATATTAATTTCTTAAAGTATAATAATAGTAATAGTCAAAATTATGTTAAAGAAGATATTTATAGCTTAGTTTCTTTTGACAAGTGGGCGCAAAATAACCCCGAACATTTCAAATATGGATTGAATGATGTCACGGGGAAAAACGTTGCAATTTTGAATGATGCTGAAGCTTCCTATATTCAAACACATAAAAACCAAATGGAGCATACACAATTAACATTTAAAGAGAATAAAGAAATGTTAAAACAAAACATTGATTTATCAACTAGTAAAGTAAACCTTGCGAATGACCAATCAACCTATAATGCAAAATATGCCCTTGATACTGCTAACATTAATCAATGGAGCGCTGGCATAGGTGCAACCGCTGACGTGGTGGGTAAAGCGCTAACTGGTGACGTAGGCGGGGCAATTTCTGGAGTGTTTACGGGTGGACTAAGCACTTATAACGCTATGCGAGAATATCAAAATAGACAAGTTCAAGCTGGGTTTGTGGAAAGTTCCAATAAGTTAAATAGCCAAAGTAACGCCCTTGCCAATATGCAAGCGAAAATAGGGCTAGACCAATCTATAAGGGCTTATAATTCAACACTTGCAGACTTACAAAATCAACCTATAAGCGTGCAACAAATCGGGAACGACTTATCTTTCCAAACTGGTAACAATTTGACAGATATTTTCTGGAAGATTTCACTAGCACAAAAAGAAATTTTAAGCCGAGCGAATGATTACATAAAATGTTATGGTGTTTTAGTCAATATCTTTTCTAATAATGCCTTAGAGGTTATGACGAATAGAAAGAAATTTAACTATCTAAAAATGATAACTGTTAACCTTACAACGCTACAAGCGAATCAATCACACATGAACAGTTTAATGGCTATTTTCCAATCTGGTGTTAGAATCTGGAATTATGAATTTAATAAAAATGATAGCGTTTTATTTGACCTGATGAAAAACAACCCAAACTTTTAAAAGTATGATATAATGAAAGAAAGGAGGTATTTTCTTTTTTATGACTGAAACAATAGAAAAATGGTACAACCCCCAAAAGATGCTAAGCTATAATCAGTATTTGAATTTTGTTATAGGTGGGCGGGGAATCGGTAAGACCTTTTCAATGAAAAAATACTTGTTAAAACGGTTTATTGAAAAAGGGGAACAATTTATCTATTTAAGACGGAATAAGTCAGAACTTGACCGAATAGATAAAGATAAATTTTTTACAACAGAATTATTAAGCCAAGTTTTTACAAACTTTAAAATTTTAGAGTCAGATGCTTCTAAAATCCACACAAAGATAATTTTTTCATGCGATAACATGGCTAAGGAAGAAAACACCTTAATATTATCAACTACTAAAATTATCTTAAACGGAAAAATAGTTTGTTATCTGAAAAGCCTTTCAACATGGGTAGACTTGAAAGGGTCTGAATATGATGAAGTCATGAGCATTTTATATGATGAAGTCTTGATAGACCCCGCAAGTAAAAAACGGTACTTAGATAATGAGGTAAACGCTTTATTAAACTTTATCTTTTCGGTATTTCGTAGGCGGGACGGTTGTCATGCTT